ACGAAAGGATATAGCAACGCCGAACTGTTGACGAAGCTCTGATGCGCGTACAGCGAAATACAGCGTCGTAGAGCGCGACAGATAACAAGACAAGAGTTTACCTGCCGCAGGTCCGGAAACGTCAAAGCGGAGCGAATACGTTTGCTACATGGACATTTCCGCTGTGTCAAGGTACTGTGACAACTAAAATTTTGGCGAGGCTCCGTTGACGCCCCAAAATGCAATCAGTTACCATACAAAATTTGCGTGGTTTAATTGGAATTATAATAACAAAATATGGGTGGAATATGTACCAAATAATGCGCGAGGCGGTGGGGACTCGGGTACAATTACGATAAATCGTAATCGCATTTTATACCGATATAGCTCAATGGCAGAGCTTGTATTAACAAGTCTATGTTGACGCAGGTTCGATTCCTGCTATCGGTTCCAACAAATGAGCGAAAGGAGTAATACAGTGGCGAGAATAAAAGCGATTGCCGAGATAACTGACGATTCGGTTTATATCTTGCGACCGGGAACACCGGTATATGTTAAGACGGCAGATATATGCGCTATGACAGGAAAGTCAAACCAGTGGATAGGTCAGTTATGCGCACAGGGTACGATAAATAAAAAGCAAACCACGCACGGTGGGCTATATGAAATTGCCGAAACAATGAAAAGCTACTGTGATTATCTCGAAACAAGATGTTCAGAAAAGAGCGCTAAGGCACAAGAGCATGAATTAGCCAAACTTGAAGCCGAGGCAAAAACTAAGAAAGCAAAATCTGTTGTCGCACAGATAGAAGCGAATGAACTGCTTGGAAAAATCCACTTATCTGAGGACGTCGCCGCAATGACAGATGAACTGGTTTATGCGATAAGAGGTGCTTTGCTATCTTTACCTGGAAGATTAGCCGTTGAGGTTGCGGGCATATCTGATGCTTCGGAAGTGTCTGAAATAATACGGAAGGAAGTTTATCACATTCTTGATGAATTGTCCAACTTTCAGTACGACCCTGCAAAATATCAGGAAAGGGTGCGGCAGCGCCGCAATATGAGCGAAGCCGCCGATCCTTTTGAAAATGAGTAGTGCGCGTGATATACGAAGACTCAATGCAGTCCTTTCAAAATCACTTGCAGGATTTAAACCGCCCGAAAACCTGACCGTTTCGGAATGGGCAGATAAAAAGCGAAGGCTTTCGTCTGAAAGCTCGGCAGAATACGGTCTATGGCGAACGAGCAGAACGCCTTACCTAAAAGAGCCTATGGACGCATTTACCGATCCAAAGGTCAAGCATATCGTCATTGTTGCCGCTTCTCAGGTTGGAAAATCCGAAACAATCAACAATATAATCGGATATATTATAGACCAAGACCCCAGCTCAATTCTGTTCATTCATCCGACAACCATAGACGCAAAGGAGTACAGCAAACTCAGAATCGCACCGATGATACGCGACTGTAAATGTCTGAAGTCCAAAGTATCAGATCCCAAGAGCAGAGACAGCGGCAATACAATTCTTCAAAAGACTTATCCCGGCGGGATTCTTACGATGTGCGGTTCAACCGAAGCCCACGCGTTGGCATCCAAGCCAATCAGATATATTATCGGTGACGAACGCGACCGATGGGCAATATCCGCCGGCGACGAGGGCGACCCTTGGAAATTGGCTTCTGCCCGACAGATAACCTTTTTTAACGCAAAATCTATAGAGGTATCTACACCAACGATTAAAGGCTCAAGCGTAATAGCCGACGCTTATGACCTTGGAACTCAGGAGCGTTGGAAAACCCGCTGTCCGCATTGCGGCGAATATAACGAAATCGTCTTTGACAATATACGATTTGATAAAATCAAAGTCGGTGAGGGCGAAAAAACGGTATATCAAGCAGTCAATATCTACTATATTTGTCCTTCCTGCGGCGGCATCTCTACCGAAGCAGAGATGAAGAAACAGCCTGCAAGATGGGAAGCAGACAATCCGGACGCATATAAGGCAAACAATACTCGTTCCTTTTGGCTGTCAGCATGGAATTCGCCGTGGGCTACTTGGGCTTCTACAATCAACGAATTTCTTGAAGCTCTCGGAAGTTCGCTCAAAATGCAGGTTGTTTACAACACGCGCTTTGGTATGCTTTGGGAGAATCGCGGCGACATTGAAGACGAGGACAGCATTATGGCTCGGCGCGAAGACTACGGAGCCGAGTTACCAAGCGGTGTTCTTATGCTCACTTTGGGAGTTGATACTCAGGATGACCGCTTTGAATATGAAGTGGTCGGACACGGTCACCTTAAGGAAACGTGGAGTATAATGCGCGGAGTTATCCCCGGACGTCCTGATGATGAGGAAACTTGGGAAGAACTTGATAAAATAATCGACCGAAGATTTAAGTTTAAAAACGGAATCGGGCTTCCGATATCTGCCACATTCATTGACGAAGGCGGACACTTCACACACGAAGTTAGACTTCATTGTTATCAGAGGCAAAGCAAAAAGGTATTTGCTATAAAAGGACGTGGAGGAAGTGGTGTCCCGTATATATCCCCGCCAAAAAAGCAGAAAATCATCTATCAAGGAAAAGTAATTGCTTTTTGCTTCGTATTTGAAATCGGCGTTAATGCAGGAAAGGAAATAATTATGGACAATTTGAGAGTTCAATTGCCTGGTAAAAATTACTGTCATTTTCCCAAGAACGACGAGTATAATAAGAGCTACTTCAACGGTCTTTTATCGGAACATCTTGTATACAAAAAAGGACTTAAAAATCCTTGGGTATGGGAACCGATTCCCGGGCATAAGCGAAACGAACCGCTCGACTGTAGAAACTATGCAATTGCCGCCGCTGAGGCGGTGCATCCAGACTATGATGGAATAGAAAGGAAGCTAAATGATAGAATAGAGATGAAGATAAAAAGCATAAATCCATCCAAAGTATCGGATTCATCTCCTAAAAATAAAGTTCAAAGGCCTAAATGCAGTAAAAACAAACAACTTTATAATGATAATGATTGGTAGGTGTAAATATGATTTCTATTCCCCTTGCAAAGAAAATGAGCGAGCATTATGCAAGGCTCATTGATAAGCTTATGGACGCACAAATAAAGCTTACCGACGGCGGAGTAAAAAGCTATACCATAGACGACAGAAGCCTAACGCGCTTTGACCTGGACGGCATAGCTCTTGAACTCGAAAAAGCCATTAAGAAAAAAGCGGAATATGACGCAATCATTGAGGGCAGACGCCCGAGAAAAGCAGTGGCAATAGTGCCGAGAGATTACTAAGGGTACAAGCTCGAAAGAGCTGTGCTACGGACGCCCGCAGTCTTTTGCTCCTATCACTGCGGGTATCCGTTATATATGAGGATGAGGTGATACCTTGAACAATAAAAAAGTAATTAATGTACATCGGGTGTACGTCAAAGGATATAGCGACGCAGGGGCAAGTACAACCAAAAGAGCGTTGAAAGGCTTCCGAGCTCAGAGTGGAACACCTATAGAGGACATCGATTTTAACAATTACACGCTCCGCCAGCGAGGTCGTATGCTTTATATGTCCTCGCCGATTGCAGCGGCGGCTGTGAATATAAACCGAATAAAAGTGGTCGGTCCCGGATTACATATGAAATGCAATATCAACCGTGAAAAGCTTGGTCTTAGCGATGAAGCAGCCAAGGAATGGCAGAAGAAGACCGAAGAAGAATGGCATATGTGGGCGAGCAAAAAGATGAACTGCGATGCTGTTGGACTGAATAATTTTTATGAACTTCAGCAGCTCGTCTTAACGTCTCAACTCATATCCGGCGATGTATTTGTTCTGCTGAAACGATATGATGTCACAAAGCTATCGCCCTATTCACTGCGGCTCCATGTTATAGAGGCGGACAGAATCAGCACTCCTATGACCGGTAATTCATCTACGTTCATCAATCTTTCAGGCACCGAAGGAAAGAATGATGAAACCGATAATAAGATACATGATGGCGTAGAGGTAGACGAGAACGGTCGCGTTGTGGCTTATCATATCTGCTCAGCTTATCCTAATCAAATAACCGCGGATAAGATTGAGTGGCAGCGCGTTGAAGCATACGGAGAAAAAACCGGCTTGCCAAATATTCTGCATATTATCGAAACGGAACGACCGGATCAGTATCGCGGAGTAACCTATTTTGCCTCTGTAATTGAGCCGCTCCTGCAGGTGCGGAGATATACCGAATCAGAGCTTGTGGCTGCCATTGTTCAATCATATTTTACTGCATTCATCACAACCGAAACCGACCCTACCGACTATCCGTTTGCCGAAGTCGGAGCCGGTGAGTATGAAGGAACGGACGCTTCACAGCCGGATTCCATCACCGAAAATCTCAACGAATACGAGATGGGTCCGGGAACCATAAATCATTTACAACCAGGCGAAAATGTTACGCTTGGCAACCCTAACATACCGACCGCAGGCTTTGAGGCTTTCCTTAAAGCAAATCACGAACAGATCGGCGCCGGTCTCAACATACCATATGACGTTCTTCTTAAAAAATTTGAGGCTTCTTACAGTGCTTCAAAAGGTGCGTTAGAGGAAGTCTGGGAGTACTGCAAAGAACGCCGTGCAAGTCTTGTAAATGATTTTTGCCAGCCAGTATATGAAGTCTGGCTCG